GGTTGTGATGGTATAACGGAATCATCAAGGATTAGTTCTAAACAATTGTTTTTGTTAGGGGAACATTCGGATAACTTGTTAAATAAATTGAACATTGATATAATAAGAGACCAATCTAACTTGAAATCATATGAGAAACCTGTTATGATACATTATAGAAATTACGGGTTTATGGATATTCCTACAAATCTATTTAAAATTATAAAATGTGTAAATTCGGAACCTGTAAATTTGGGAATTAAATGAAACAATGTAAAATAATCGTTAAAGATGAAGTTAATGTAAAGATAGAAGGTCTTGAATTAGCAGAGCGCAAAGCACTGATGAAAATGTTTGAGTATGAAGTTCCCGGAGCAAGATATCTACCTGCAGTAAGACTAGGTAGATGGAATGGTAAAGTAAGTTATTTTAGTCTTGCTGGTAGCACATATATTAATCTATTGGAAGAAATACTTCCTGTATTAGATAGAGCAGGATATGATATTGAGTTGGATGATACTAGAGATTATACAACTACCTTTGAGTTTGCTGAAGTGTCCGAATCAACGTTTGCTCATAAAAATTGGCCTAAAGGTCATCCCAAAGAAGGCACACCCGTAGAACTACGTGACTATCAAATTACTATCGTTAACAACTTTCTAAAGAATCCACAATCATTGCAAGAAATTGCTACAGGTGCAGGTAAGACATTGATGACAGCCGCATTAAGTTATAGCATAGAACAATATGGTCGTAGTATTGTTATTGTACCAAACAAAAGTCTAGTAACACAAACAGAAGCAGATTACATTAATCTTGGATTAGACGTTGGTGTATACTTTGGTGATCGTAAAGAATACAACAAAACACATACCATCTGTACTTGGCAAAGTCTTAACAATATGCTTAAGAAAACAAAAGCAGGAGAAGCAGATATCATGGACTTTATTGAAGGTGTTGTATGTGTGATGGTTGATGAAGTTCATATGGCCAAAGCAGACGCACTTAAAACATTGCTTACTGGTACGTTTGCTAAAGTTCCTATTCGTTGGGGATTGACTGGAACTATTCCTAAAGCTAAATTTGAAGCACAATCATTGTTTGTAAGTTTAGGTCCTGTCATTAGTAAACTAAGTGCAAGTGAGTTACAGGATCAAGGTGTACTGGCACAATGTCACGTAAACATTGTTCAATTAAAAGATGATGTAGAGTTTAGTAATTATCAAAGTGAATTAAAACATTTACTTGAGGATACAAATAGACTTGATGCTATTGCTGAATTGATATTAAAGATTAAAGAGAGTGGTAATGTCTTGGTTCTAGTTGATAGAGTTAATGCAGGTAAGGAAATTATTAGTAGGTTACCGGACAGTGTGTTCGTCAGTGGTGCTACTAATATGGTTGATAGGAAAGAAGAATATGATGAAATTGCAACCAGCACAAATAAAATCATTGTTGCGACTTATGGTGTGGCTGCTGTTGGTATCAACATACCTCGTATTTTTAATCTGGTTCTCATTGAACCTGGAAAATCCTTCGTCCGTGTTATCCAAAGCATCGGTAGAGGCATTCGTAAAGCAGAAGATAAAGACTTTGTACAAATTTGGGATGTAACAAGCAGTTGTAAGTTTGCCAAACGACATTTAACCCAACGTAAATCTTTTTATAAAGAAGCAAACTACCCGTTTGACTTAGAAAAGTTGACATACAGATAAGAATATGATACAATAACAACATGCGTATATTAACATTAGACAACGAATTCTATAACCTAGAAACACTTCCCGAAGAAATTGATGACTTGCGATTTGCAATACTAGATAATAGTAACCCAAGTAACGTAGATTATCATTACATACCACTCATCTTTTTAGAATCATTTAATAGTCCTGCACTTGTATTAAAGATTGGCAACAGCACTGTTAAGATGCCTATTGATTGGCAGATATTAATTGGTGAACAAGAACACGGAGATTTAGAAACATTACCGTTAACAAGCATCAATGACAGAGGTTTCAATGCGTTTGAGTTTAATCCATTAACAAGTTTCAGTCCAAGTTTTGTACCTATTGAGATTGTAGATATTTACCATGATGTTACATGGTATGCCCCTCGATTAAAGAACGGACAATTTTTATGTGTACCGCTAGATGATGGACCTAAGCCTAGATGTGTTTATTTTGTTAAAGAGATTAGTAGAAATTGTGAGATTGTGGATTATAGTCAGGCTTTTTGATGGCAACTAAAAAGATTATTCCAGCTGATGAGAAACTAGAGAATCAAGACTTTAACTTGTTTGAAGCTATTGCGGCACTAGACAAGAAAGACTATGGTTATTACGACAGACTTACGCCTGAACAACAGCGAAAGTTTGTGCCATTCATGTTAATCAAATGGTTAAGTTATGTAAAGGGTTCCGGAGATATTGCAGGTTATTATGTGATGAGTACAGAATATAATGCTAACAAATATTTCTTTAATGAAAATGTTAGTAAGCATCCTAAACTACAATGGTACATGTTATGTGCGGCAAGTCCTGGATTAGGTAAACAATATCATCAGTGGTTGCCTCAGATTAAAGAACGTGTAAGTTTGTTAAAAGAACCTGCAGTATTGAAAGATACTAAAGAATATTTTACAAAAATTTATCCCAAAACAAATAGTGAAGATATCACAGAATATTCAAAAGCATTTGTGCAAGAGCAGAAAAAGAAAATGCATTTAGCACAAATCTATCCCCATTTAAAAATAGCAGACATAGAAGTACTAAGCCAGACGGTTACAGATGAAGATATCACTCAATACGAAAAAGACAGAGGCAACTGATAAAACAATCAAGTATGGTTGTGATTTTTGCAATAGAGAATTCCTACGTGAATCTACTATGGCTAAACACCTTTGTGAGAACAAACAACGTTGGATGAATAAAGACCTACAGGGCAATCGTATTGGATTTCAAGCTTGGATACAATTTTATAAGAAGAATACTTCAACTAAAAAAGCAAAGACATATGAAGAATTTATTCGCAGTGCCTATTATACAGCCTTTGTTAAGTTTGGAAGTCATTATGCAAATATTAATGCAATCAATGTTAGCAGATATGTAGATTGGTTATTAAAGAATCAAATCAAAGTTGATACATGGGCAACTGATAATGTATATACAAAATATTTAATTGAGTATTTACGTAGTGAAGATCCGTTTGATGCGATTACACGCAGTGTCCAAACTACTATAGATTTAGCAGAAAAAGAAGGTATACTATCTAAGGACTATTTACGTTACGGCAATATTAATAAGGTATGTCATAGCATTACTAATGGTAAAATTAGTCCATGGATATTGTATCAGAGTGATAGTGGTGTAAAGTTTTTAGATAGTTTGAATGAATCACACGTGAAGATGGTTATTGATTATATCAATCCAGAACTATGGAAGATCAAGTTCAATCGTGAGCCTGAGAATGTGAAACAAGTTAAGGAGTTATTGAATGCTGGCGGGTACTAGAGTTCGTATATCCTGGAAAAAGGGAGATATTATAGATTGGAATGAAACTTGTGCTTGGGCAATAACGCAGTTTGGTTTACCAGGCGATAAGTTTGAAACACACTCAACCGAAGATTATATGGATTTTTATTTCACCGATGAGCGTGATGCTATCTTATTTGAGTTGAGATGTGGCTAACGTAAATACTGTAATACTTTATGATATCAATGTGAATAGACTTTTAGTTATATTAGAAGAACTAAAGGAAATAGGTTGGATTCCAGGTGTTGATTTTGAGTTTGCATATCACAAAGCAGAATATGATAACTTCAGCTATATTCCTATTACAGAACACCACACAAAGTTTACCTTTTATAATGATAGCAATGCTAGTTATTTTATGTTGAGGTGGGGATGAATATAACAGAAGAAATTGTTAATCAAGTTGCCGATCAGATGGCTAAAGATATTGACACATTAGTGTTAATGTCTGCATTAGGATGGCATTCTTTCTACTTTAGCGAAGGTACAGTTTATGAACAAGAGTATTTGACTGCACAACCACTTAGTGGTGCTAAATGGAAAGAAATGGAAGCATGGATGGTTGAAACATTTGGGCCTACAGCACACGACGGTGTATGGACACCTAACATGCGATGGTATATGAATAATTCTAAGTTTTGGTTTCGTGATAAAAAAGATTTAGAATGGTTCATCTTAAGATGGCAATGATATATGAACATTACGATTATGATGCTGGATGGGAAAACACCAAACCCGGTTGGCATGAATGTTCAGTACATGCTAAACATCTTGACAAATATAACGAAATAGTTAAATGGTTAGAAACCAATATTGGTAAACACGAAAGACATTGTAGATGGGGTATAACTGACGATGACCTAATCAGTTTCAAGTTTAGATATGAAAAAGATTACATTTTGTTCACGTTAAGGTGGAGTTGATGGCATCAATACCTCACATACAGGACTACGATGACGATGATCCAAGTATAGACCAACGTAGAAATCGTTGGAACTATTGGGAAGCATTGAAGAAAGTTCGTAAAGAATATATGGCACAGAACAAAGA